GGTAAGTACGGCGTTATCAGCAGGGACACTGTCAACAGTTTGGAATGCTGTATTAACCAGGGTCGGGTTAGAGCCGATGCCGTCAGTCACAGCCGCAATGATGGGCGGTGAGATAGACAGCGCGGCAATAGCACCACCACCATCTGCTGTAGCATCTGCCATAACAGTAAACTGTTTCAGATACGTTAGCTTCTGGCGTGAACGGGGGTTAACTGCAAACACACCTGCGAGGGTGAAGGTATCGCCCTTTGTGACTGTACCTCCAATCCCGAGCCCATCTACTGCGATATCCTGAACATTGAGGTCCTTGACGTCACGGTAATTGGAGTTCTGGTTTGCTCCATTAAGCAAACCATCTGTGCGGGTACCTGCGGTAATCGACCGGATGTTGTTCGTAGCGAACAGGTCGATTTCCGACAGGATGGGAACACGGGTACGCTCCAGGGCGGTCCTGTTCACAGCATCGATATTTGTACCAATGAGATTGCCCCGGATAAGTTCTGCATCCTCGAAGCTGATAACCGACTTGATGTCGGAGTTGGCGACGGCAGCATCCATAAGGCGGGTATGGACCTTATTGAACTGTTGAGGAGAGCCAATGGCTGTACCGGGGGTACCGACAGAGCTGGCGAACTCGGGAAAGATCTCATGAATAGCGCCGTCAATCGTATGCGCCAATTCAGAGGCGGCAGATTTCATGGTTGCACTTTTCAAGAGCTGGTTGAAAGACTGCACATATTCCAGGTCCCCAACGTCGATATGTACGTTTTTGTACTGGTCGACCTTGACAGGGGTTGAGCCGGAAATGACGGACTGAAGCTTAAGAGCCTCGCCGTCCTGTGCGACGAACATAGGAGGTCGCTTGATGTTAACGGTTAGACCGTTTTCGTCAGTGACCTCGTTTTTGAAGATGCCAGTTACCAGACGCCCTGCGACCAGATGGTTCTTTAGAAGAAGCAACATAGTCTTAGAGTATTCTGTGGCGTCTAAGAATGCGTTATTTGCCATGGTGGCTAGTTCCTATTCGCTTTTGGACAGTATCCTGTTAGCTTCCTTTTCAAAGTCAGCGAAGCTTTGCTTGGAACGGTCCTTTTGATTAACACCCCGTTTGCTACTCCTCTTTTTAGGGGGAGGAGGTGCGCCGGGGGCCTTGTTGTTCTTTCGGGGGGCGTCCTTTTTGGACGAAAATTTCGCTTCTAAGCGTCCGAATGCTCTTGCTTGAGCCAGTGGTGTGAGAGCCGCCATTTTCTTCGCAAGCTTTAAGTTACTTGCGATGGCATAAATTATGTGATGACCTACTTTGCTCTCAAGAGCCATCTGTGCTGTCTCGGGGGTGAGGGGGTATGCGTTTTTGTTCGCTCCTCCGACAACGACATCGAGAAAGTCGTCATAGGCGTCAGCGCCTGCGTCTAGCTTCTCGTCGTAATTTACTTTAAGCTCTTTCGCTTCTAGCTCAGCGGCTTCTTCTTGCTGGGTTTTAACTTCCTTGGCGTCCTGTTCTTTAAACCGTTGGTCTACTCGAAAGTTCGTCAGGGCTTCTGTGTAAGCTGGGTCGAGTTCTCCGTATGTGAAGTCCTCGGGGTTAGGTGCTTTGCTTCCGCTGTCACCTTTTGCACCTTCATCTTTAGCACCTTTGTCGTCACCCGTCAACTTTTTTTCTAAGTTTACTAGTCGCTCTTCAAGAGCTGTGTTACGCTGCTCGGCGGCGTTGGCGCGTGCTTCGGCCTGGTAAAACTTCTTGGTCAGCTGGCCGATACGTTTCTTGGCGGGCTGCTTGTTACGACGCTTTTCATCCCCTGCAGGGGTATCACCGTCATCACCGTCATCACCGTCATCACCGTCATCACCGTCATCACCGTCATCACCGTCATCGCCATCGTCACCTGCTTCGTCGTCATCGTCACCGGCTTCGTCGCCTTTGCCTTTTTCGTCGTCGGCGTCATCGCCTTCGTCATCTTCGTCGAAGATACCGTCAAGGTTTATGTCGTCGTCGTCGATCTCGCCTTTGCCTTTGTCGTCGTCACCTGCTTCGTCACCGGCTGCGTCACCAGAGGTGCTGCCCTTGCCATCCCTGAACCCTGTGGGGTCGGGCTCCTGGTGGCCTTCGTCGGTGCTGAGGCCAGCTTCGTCGTTTTGATATGTTACAAAGCCTTCAAATGGGTCTTCGTTCTTTTCGTCACCCGCCATGGTGTCATTCTCCTGTTGGTTTGTCTGTTAAGGTTGGGGTCTGTGGTAGGTTAGGTTCTGGTTCTGGTGTGGTGAAAGCGTTGAACTTGTCCGCCGCCTCCAACACCGTCTTAATACGTCCTTCTTCGATGTTCGCAATAGCATTGATTTCATCTATGTCGATGCTTGCAAACGACTTGGCGGTGTCGGCCTTAGCCTTAAGTGACAGTTGCTCCGCCAGTTCGGCCTTTGCGTTCTTCTCACGAAGTTCGGCTTCAAAGAGCTGCTGCTCTTTCTGGGCCTGGGCGTCCTGGATCTGCTTATCGACTTGGGCCTGTGCCAGCTGCTCCTCGTCCATGTCTTTAGCTTCGATGGTGCCTGCAGGCAGTGTACGTCGTAGGCGCCGGGCAATCTCTGGAGATCCGGGCCAGTCCTGGGCCTCAATAATCTTGTCAGCTGCCACAGCCAGGGTATCTGGCATAGCGTTAACCATTGTCAGCATACTCTCCAGGCTCTCCATACGCTTCGTGGCTGTAGAGGGCCCTGTGATGGATGTAATACTGTACTTACCGACTGTCATATCCACTGAGTTGGCATCTGACACATCGTTGATTACCTGAGGGCTCAGCTCTTCGCCTTCCTCACCCATAACCTTGATGGTCCGGGCGGTGTCGTAGGCGAACGGTATAAGGTCGTTTATGGACTCTCCACACTCCTCCATCGCGCCCTCCAGGTTATCGGCGTAAATAGACGTACCTTGATCGCCCACATCTCTGCGTTCCCGGATAGCTTTACCAGATACTTCGTTGGACCTCTGGCCCAGGTTGGCCTCATGGATGTTGGATATGTCCCGAAGATCCTGGGAGGCCATGTCAGCCTGTTGAATGAGGCCCACCTCAATTGCTGGGGGGTCTACACGCTCGGGGGCGTTTCCTTCGGCCCCATCATAAGTCAGCAGCTCGTCGTCAGTGTTGTGGCTGTTCCGCCACTGATCTTCCTTACCTTCCACGACGGCTTGGTCAGCAATCCAGTTTCCTTTTGGAGCCTTGACCAGCTTCTCAGCAATGACGGAGCGCCAGTAGTTATGCAGGCGCTGGGGGTCTTTAAGGAAGCGTACCAGGCCAAAGCGCACGATTTTGTCGCCTACGTTTAGCTCCCATCCTGGGACACGGAAAAAGGGCACCCTCTTGATAGGCAACTCATAAGGTCCTTCAAGGATCTCAATGGCGTTTATTGTATACATTTCAGCATACTTGCTGTCGACCTCGCGAATGAGGGGCTGGCCCTGTTTATTTACGACAAGTTTGTCAGCATACTCTTCCACCTCTTTGTCTGTGACGTCAACGACTGTCTCGGTCACACCTTCGTCGGTATCTTCGCGAAGTAGTGCAAGGATCTTGCGGCGAGTACGGACACGCCAGAAGTCAACCACCCTAACGTCTTCGTCAGTGACCCAACCTAGCTCAATGTCTTCACCCAGCAGATCCGTAGCGGTGGTTAGCTCTGCTGCTGAAGAGGCATTCGGCCATTCACGCTCATAATCATCCCTGGTCATAGTTCTGACCTTGGCTGCGTGGGTACTGTCCTTACCTGCGGGAAGCTGGGAAAATCTATCCCATACGATGGAGAAAGTGTTCGCAATCGCATTAACCACGATATCCTGCTCAAACACATCGTCGTGCGCGTATTCCAGGGCCAGTTCAAAGTTACCGAGGCCAGATATGATCTGGTTTTCCTGGGCCTTGTTAAACGCAAACTTGGCGTTTTTGGATTTTTGGATGTTGCGGGTGAGCCCGGCCCGGACCTTGGCTATTTTCTTGTGAGCGTTGTCGTCAGCTGTGACCCTAATTTCTGTCTGGTTCAAACGCCGGGAGCCGACGATCTGTGCAATAAATGCAATAAGACGGTTAAACACCAGAGCAGGCTTCTTTGCTGCGTCGCGGGAAGCTTTGGCGCTCTTATCCCACTGATCACCTGTGGCAAACTGAGCATCCTCCAAACCTTTTTCACGGTTCGTCCTGTCGTATTCAAGGTCGGCGTCAAAAACCTCCGTGACGTAGCGTACAAAGTCAAGTTGGGTCTTGAAGTCGCTAGGCTTCTTAACTTTCTTAAACTTGGCCTTGAAGTCATCCTGGGCCGTTTTAATAATTTTCTTGCCGGGGTGTCTTTTGGTCATGTTAACCCATCCATCCATTTGATCCTGAGCCTATCGGCTGTGCAAATACTTGTTTTGTCTCTTTGGCCCTGCGTGCCCTTGCTTCAATGTTACCGTAGTTTATGGGGTTTTTATCTTCGTGATAGTTAGATATATGCGCAAGTGAGGCAAAAGTCAACACAAAGGCATCCCATAAATCCGGGGAACGGACGCCGCGAGCCCGCATATCTTCCTTGCTTTCAAGGAGAATGTCGTTCGTCAGGTTGCGCTTAAGCTGGGGAGCCGTGGCGTCCGCCTGCAGCTTGTCAAGGTCAAACACTGAGCATAGCTCGTCATCGTCGCTAAGCCATACCTTCGAGCGTTGCCACATCTCCGAGCGGCGGTTCTTTGGGCCGGGCTTCCCGGGCTTGGCACGCTTCATCTGGGAGGGTGATCCGAAGTTCACGCCACGGACGACGCCCTTGGGGATATCCTCGTCATTTTTCAGCAGGCTTAGCACTGCGGCGCCTATGCCTCCAGCATCCACAAAGAACCTGGCAGGCTTATACTCAAGGATGATATCTTTGCACCAATGGAAGGCGTCAGCTGTCCCAATCTTGTTGCGCCACTTGAGGTAGGTCATAGCCAGGCCCCGGCGTCCACATATGGCAAACCTGTCGCCACCTGGCCCGGCTGGGTCAGCGCCCATTATCAGAGGACCTCCTGGGACCACACCTTCCCGCTTCCTGGCCCGGAGGACCGGCAGGGCGTCGATGTAGCTGTCAGCGTTTGAATTGACGAAGGCCATCGCTGCCGTGGCCGGATACTCTTGGTCAAATAGCTTGGGGTCACGAAGCTCCAGACGCTTGTGACGACGCCAGCATATCTGGCCGTTATTCAGTTTAAATAAGTCTGCATACTCTTCCTCTGACAACTCCCCTTCAATAGGTGTGCCGTCAAGCTCAAAGCCATCCTCAGGCTCGCGGTAGTATTCGTCCTGCCAAAACCATGGGACAAAGATGGCGATGTAATCGCTCTCTCCTGCTTCAGCAGACTGCCAGCGCTCATAAAACTCGCCATATGGGCCGTTTGCGGTGCTTTCAAGGATAATCTCTGTCTGGGGGGCGTCAGGGATGGTCTGGACGCTCGAAGCGAAGTGATCCGGGGCATTGGTCCAAAATCCGACTTCGGAGCCGTGGAACAGGCTGGAGGTCCTTGAGCGGCCCCCTGCTTTCTGACCGGCTGTGGCTACAATATAGCTCCCGTCCAGCCTGTCGAACAGCATCTCCTTGGCGTTGTTGATCCCAACGCTCGGGCGTATAGGGTTGTGGTCGTGATACCTGTCAACCATGCCGAAGAGGCTGTCAGAGGCTTTCTGTTCATGGGTCAGGATGTAGACGTTGACAGAGGACCACAAAGTCGCTTTGTGATAATATCTTGCTGCGACATAGGTGCTTATGCCCTGCTGCCGTCCCTTGAGGACCAAAGCCCTAACGAAGCCCTGCTCTTTGAGCTGTTGCTCAAGGCGTGCATGGGTGTACTTCTGGGCGTTGTTGAAAATGAAAGGGATGATCCTGGCGGGAGCTTCTTTGCTGGCTTTAGTTTTGATCTTCAGGCACTTGGCAGCGAAGTCCTCCAGGTTGCTCCTGAAGTGACGCAATAGTTCTAGTTTTTTATTTTTTGCATCCACTATGATTGCTCATTTTCAAAAATTAAGGGGACAAGGTTTTTGTTAAGGCAGAATTTTATGGCAATACTGTATATAACTACGCTAATTTACAAACTTCTACCCTGGCGTCATTTAGGTTCAGGGAAATACCTGATGTCTGGGTTACAGATATTCTGACAATATCACCGGCGACCAGATTAGCCTGTCGGGAAGTGGTTATCATTGTGGTAGAAATGCCTGCCGCGTCCACCTTTACTGCGTCGGCATCATTCTCAAAAACTCCATTGATAGAGATTTTTATCGTCCTCTGGCCAACACCATTTGACGCAAACCTCGCGCCAGCACATATGACGTAAATACCATCTCCGCCAATTGGGATTGTTATCCGATCGGTGTTGGTGGACGTGTCGTGCATGCCTCCCACGTCATAATCTTCGGCGGGAAAGGTAACGTCGGTGGCGGTGGCGGTAGGGATAGATACACTCGTTGTCCTAGTTGCCCGACACCTGGGCTGCGCTGGCAAAGACTGTATCCCACTGGCGTCTATTACCTGATAATCCGCATTAATCGTGGTCTCTGCGCCTGGGGTTACTGTAGGTTCAGTGGCGGTATATTTCCTAACACGCACCCAGGGCCAGTCAGCATCATAGGCTTGTCCTGGAAAAGTATCATCTGCCCGTTGGCCAAGCATTAATCCCGTGTTGGCATCTACAGTATTGTTTCGGGTATCGTCCAATATTACAGCACCAGTATCTAGTCTAACAATATTAATGTTGCTGCTTGCACCGTTTGGCGTAATTCGAATAAGAAGCCCTATGCCGCTGGGAGTAACGTCTCCTACTGAACTCCATGTGCCGTCTGTTCTGACAAAATCATTAGCCCCGTCATGGTCTAAAAACCCAAAACCATCTGTCGTCGAATTCCAAAATGATAGTGCCATTTGCCCATTAGTGGCATCTGTATTAGACACATATTCAGTTTCAGCTATTGTCGGCTCACTAAACGTAGGTACGGAGCGCAACCTGCCTGTGGTATTGGTCCCGGTTAGCTCATCATTTGCTACGGTAAATCCTGTTCCATCTGTAATGGTCCACTTGCCAGTATCTATAGATGTCCCAGGGAAATCATCCCAAAACTCGTACACGTTGTCCGGATCTTGGGTATCCGCTGCAGAGGGGTTACCGTAATAAATAAATACAGTGTTTGAGCCTGAAGCTATAGTCTCTTTAAAATAAATGACCGTAGTAGCCGTGTTTATGCCCCTCTCTATATGGTGCTTCAGCAACGTAGTACCGTCTGAAGAAGTAACCCTTATATCTTGGCCTGCGCTCTGCATTTTACCTGCTGATATTAAAGTAGCAGTATCCAATTCCAAACGTACCTGATAGCCAGTCTCCGCTGCTGAAGCGTTCACGTCTATGCTCTGGCGATACATCCAATCGTTAAACCCCACAATGTTTGCGGATTGCCCGACCGTCATTGGGCCTTCCGTAATAGCAGATACCACTCTAAGAGGCTTTGTGCACTCTACTTCCGTAGACTTATCAGTAAGCACCGAATTCTCTAAAGTACGCCCGCCTGCTCCAAATTTGGGAAGAACGCCCGCCCCGCCTCCACCGGAAGGGAATATTTTTCTTACCGTATCTAGCCATTTCATAGACATTTTAAGATCCGTCCCCTTCTGCAATGGTCAGGGCGCCTGCCACCGTGTCAGTAACGAATGCGATATGTGTGTGACCTTCCCCTGGCATACCTTTACGATACATGCCCTTTTCCCCAGACAAAAGGGGGAGCCCATCGGTAGGAGTAACTGTTACGCTACTGTCGCCCACTCTGACATATGTTGTCACTGTGCCCGTGTTGAAAAGCATAATATCCTGCTTTCCATCATCTTTAAACTGTACGTTTGCCGAGGTCGCGCCGGGCGTTACAAGGGTGGCTAGAAAGTTTGAAAGTTCAAACAGCGTAATTCGGGAACTCATTTTAAAATCCTTTAGATGTTAGTCTGTCGGCTCACCTTGAGCGTATCTGTTAGCCGCCATGGCCATCTTACTTTTTACGTCCGTCACGGTCCTTATTAGGGGCTCCGGGATAGGCTCTTCGACAATCTCAACAGCCTCGATCACTTCAGCGTCTAGGATGGTGAGCATGTCCTCCAGCCCATCTGCTGACTTATGCTCCACTTCCCGGCCAATGACCTTAGTGAACATCTTGGTATAGAAGTCGGTCTCATTCTCTGAAGCCCACTGTGCGAAGGCTTCGACCCCACCCATCATTTCAAACGCACAAACGACTGCTCCCCGAGAATACTTCCCGGCGTTTACCATAAGCTCTCCCGCACTGTTGACGGTCGTAGCCCTGGACAGTTTCATTAATTCGCGCTCTGACATGGGCGTAGTCTATCACCGGTTGACCTTTTTTGCAAGGCAGGTTTTGAACACTGCCACGTCGCGTCGGGTCATCTTCCACCCCACACCACGCCGGGTGACGATCTTTGAACGCCCCTTGGAGACACTGGCCACCACCGCCCTACAGCGCTGCATGAGCACCCTAAGCTTGGCCGGGGCAGGGTCGCCCCCTATATGCTCGTCATAGATGACGTCGCATAGCTCTGCAGCCGCCATAAAGACACCTGGCTCACTCGTCAGGCACTGGAGCACAGTTTCCTGCTGTTCGCTGATACCCAGCTCCTCTATCATGTTAGAAAGGGATGACATGTTCACCAAACTCCTTCTGAGACCATATTCTCAGGTCCTGTAAAATTTCTGCCCGTTGCTTAAAGTTAGTCTCGAAAGCGGGGGGTATAATGGCGTGCAGGTCTTCCAACTTAAACCCAAGCCAGGTGCACGTTGCTATGACAGGCTGCAGGTAGTTTCCTGCCAAGTCCTTGTATACCTTCTTTTCGTCGTCCAGGGTCCGGTATTGCTTACCGATGACCTTGATGTGATGCTGTTCCACAAGGTCGCAGTATTCGACATATTTGCGCAGGCAGTCCCACAAATCCTGGGCGGCTATAGCTGCGTTGCCATCTTCTGTCATAGGTTAACCTCTCGTTACGTCCAAAGTAAGGTAAAGTAACTACTCAGTCAAGACAAAAAAAGCCCCACCTTCAAAAACGTCACATCTGCGAGGGCGGGGCTAAGTTTGGGTCGGTCTTCAGGTAGTGGTTTTTGTCAGGGCCTGTTTGAACATACCATTTCTCCTATCGACGACTTCTTCTAGTCGTTGAGGTTCTCCTACGAGAAGCAGGAGTTGAAACTTTCCTGCGCGAAGCAGGGGTTGTGGATCTCTTACGAGAATTGGTTTTTCTAGTACCGGTGTTATGAGAACTTCGTCTATTTGATATGTTGTGGTCGGGCATTTACTATCTCCTTTAAATCATTGTTGGGTCGGTCTTCAGGTAGTGGTTTTTGTCAGGGCCTGTTTGAACACTACTGGATTTTTACTGTCTTTAAGTCTCTGGTTGAATTTTGCCACTCTGGCGGTAACTGTTTCGCACTCTTTTATCGCCGCATGGTACCTTGGGGTAGCCTTGAATAGTTTATTCATCTGCTGGTTATCCGCTCAATCATGGTTGCCGTTTCCCGTGACATTTCCTGCATTTTGTCGACCAAATTGTCACTGCGCCTTCGCTCGTTTTGCAGGGCCTTCCAAACCTTGCTTAGCACAACTAAAAGTACACCTATTATGAACCCAGAGGGGCCCATTGAAAGCAGTTGCGCTATGATGTAATCTAAGATCTCGCCAAGCATGTCAACTCCCCTTATGGTGTCTCTAGGGAAGAGTATTGCATCAAAAGGCCAGTGTGTCAACCTTACCGCCCGAGTAGGGATCGAACTGGATGGCTATGGCCACAGCCTCAGCGGGGGTAGCTCCTGCAGCCAGAGCCCCCTTAGCGAGGTCCTCACCGGAGCCTATGGCTGTCAGATCCATTGTCACTTCACAGGTTACCCCGAAAGGGCCTACCGACCACCTCCTACCGTCCCTGTGGACCAGGATGGCCCTGAAGGTGCCGTCGAGCTCAGTCCAGTCGTCGAAGTGCTTCATGGCGAAGGTATCAAAGGAATGGAACCATTTGAGATAAGTAGATATTGGGGTTAACTCGCCAGATATGCCTGTGAGGAAATCGCCGTTCTTGCCTATCTTCGTACAATATCCTTCGAGGGTGTCCTGGCAGGAAGTAAGCATAGTATCACCTGCGATCACCCCATCCTTATACGCTACCGTGGTCATGTGTCACCCCCGGCGTCAATGTGCGTCTCACACTCTGTGAGCTGGATCTTAAGGGCGTCAAATGCCATATTCCTGGCGGCGAGTGTCTCCCGGGTCTCGTCAAGACGGTTGAGGGTGTATAGATGCGCAGAGACACTGCTTTCGAGCTTCTTCTGCATGATACTCATGTCGAGCTCCAAAAGGGAGTTCCGGGCCTTTAAACGGGCTATTGTGTCGCGGTTGAGGGTGTCTGCCACGGGTGTCTCTGGGAGATCCTGGCTGGCCTCCTTCTGCATACTACAACCTGGGCATACCCACTTTCGCTGAAGAACCTGCCGGGTCTCTAAGTCCAGGGATAGAAACCGGGTGATTGTGTTGTCCTCCACCAGGTCCATAGGTAGTTTGCAAAGCCCACAAAAAGGTTCTTCAAGGGATAGCTCCTCAGTGTCAGTACATGCTTCTTCTTCGGTCATGGTATCTCCAGTCAGAGTACGAGAAATAGGGTGGTGAATAGGGAACCAACGAGGAGACCTGCGACCGCAGAGATGGTCCCGATCTTCGCGGCTTCGTCTTTGGTGTAGTAGGGCTCCCTGGGAGGCTTTATAGGCCCGTACAAGTAGTCCCGGATGTCCTTCCACTTCTTCACTCGGTTATCCATGTCATTTGCCTCCGGACATAAGAGATTGACCGAGTGCGTGTACGATCGACCGGAAAATGTGATCCTTGACCTGCTGGGAAGGGTGAAGGTCGTGGAAGGGCATGATGCAGGGGTGGCGCTTGAGCTCTGGGTCCTTAATGAGCCCATAACGCCAGCCATCCTGGAGCTTACCGGCCACCCAGCAGGCGTGGGAAGCCCCGGCTTCTGCGTTGGGGTTATTGACGAGCATCCTGACACCCTCATGGGCGCTCTCACGCTGCCAAGTGGGTGCATCTTCCCAAGGTACCTGGCTATCGTCGCCCAGTGACATGCAGTAGGCCCGGTTAGCGTTATGGCAGACCTCCGCAATCGCAGATATGATCGCCTCGCGTTCTGATATCTTGCCCCCATCGCCTTTAAAGCCTGGGGATAGTGTAAATACTGGCATCCTGAAGTCCTTATTTTCGCGTTACGTTTGTTACCTTATACACCATAAAAAAGGGGCTGTAAACCCCCTTCATTACTTTTAGTTACGTTTATTTACTGGTGATATCGTCCATAAATACAGTGGGCCATCTCATGTCCCCAAACCGATAGCTGGGGGTCCTTGGCAACGTCTTTCAACTTCAATACATGGATGGTGCAGACGCCTTTGACGATCTTGAAGAAGCCCCAGACCTCCGGCAGGTAATAATACATATCCTTGAAAGCAGCCACAAATGCTTCATTCAGAGCCTGCTGCGTGTCATAAACTGTTATGTTAACCTGGATATTCTGACCCGAGTAGTCGTATTCCGGCGCCAGGGCCTCGTCCGGGAGATGCTGTTCCCCCTCCATTATGGGGCCCGGCTTCTCAGCAGCGAGACTTTCATCTATAGACGCCAGGAGAAGGATGACAAATGTCAGCTGAATAATTATAGCGCCGAGTAATGCGAGTTTTTGCATGTTTTTGGTTCCTTACAATAGAGTTACTTCAAAACACGGCGTCCGGTGATGCAGGCTTTGGGGATCGACATAATGCCGTCTACCCCGTCTGGGCCTAAATGGCTCGCAACAACTATAAACTGAGTTGTTTCCTTCACCACATATCCCACAGACTTAATAGCCGCAGGCTCCAGGCTCAGAACAGTTTCGTAACACGTCCAGCCGTCCATAGAGGAGCTGTCAGTCCACGTTATCTGCTCAAGGCTTACAGTCATCAAAGTATCTCCGTTACGCTCGTTACCTACAACTTATAAACTATAAAAATATATTTGTAAATAGCTTTGTTACGAAGTGATGAAGTTACGGTCGACTAAGTGTTTTTGTAAATTCCTTGGTTTCTGCAATAAGCTCAGCAACATTTACAGACCCAAACTCCTTACCATCTGCAGAAATATTTATAGAGGTTTCTGCGGGATCTATATCCATAGCGTCCAAAATAAGGCAGAGTACTGTAGTTACTTTATCAAGTTGCTTTAATGTCTGATCTTCCACTTGTTGCTCCTTAGTTGCTGTTACGTCCGTTACTTACAACTTATAAACTATAAAAATATATTTGTAAATAGCTTTGTTACGTTAAAGCCAAAAATTGAGACACTCCGCTCTGGGCCCCCAAAGTGGGTTGAACCGAACATTATC